GAAGCTCCAATAAATAGTTTGACAGGCACACTTCCAGTAGATGCTGTCACTGCTAGATCAACTCTTGCTGAATTTAATAAAGAGATTCAATCAGAAGGTTGGTCTTTTAATACTGAAATAGATGTAACTCTTACAAGAGATGGGTCTAATCAAATTAGTTTACCTGCTAATGTTTTAAGAGTAGATGCAAATATACATCAACACCCAACGCTAGACCCTATACAACGTGGGCTAAAGCTATATGATAGACAAAATAATAAGTACGAGTTTGATGAAGACTTAATTTGTACTGTTGTTTATTTTAGAGAGTTTGACGAAATACCAGAACAGGCAAGAAGGTATATGACTATCAAAGCTGCAAGAATATTTGTAGATAGACTTGTTGGAGATGATGGTTTAAGAACCTATACACAGCAAGATGAAACAAGAGCAAGAGTTATACTTACAGAAACAGATTATGCTAACGCAGATCACAACTTACTAAGAGGTGACCCTTCTCTTACCAGTATCTTTGATACTTACAATCCTTCTAGTGCTTTAATTAGATAACTATGGCTGTTATATCAAGAGCTATACCTACATTATTGAGAGGTATATCACAATCTTCTGATGCCTTAAAGCAGCCAGATCATGCTGATATACAAGACAATGCTGATAGTAACCCTGTTCTTGGTCTTACAAAACGAAGTGGTTTTCAATATATAACAGCTTTATCTTCTTCTACTCTTGGGAATGTTCACATACAAACTATAAATAGAGATGCGAATGAAAGATATGTAGCGATATTTAGTAATGGTAATGTAAAAGTATATGAGCTAGATGGTACAGAAAAAACTGTAAACAAACCTGATGGTACTGCCTACCTAAATACTTCTACACCTAGAAGTGTAATCAAAACAGTTACTATTGCTGATTTTACTTTTGTTGTTAATACAAGCATCACAGCAGCTATGGACTCTACACTTAGCGGTGGTACTGGTACTAAGGCGATTATATTTATTAATCAGGCAACAGCAAATACAACGTATTCTGTAACGATAGATGGAGTGACAGTTACAGATAACACTTCTGGCGATTCAACACTTAGTACGGATACAGTAGCTGCTGACCTAAAAACTGGTCTTGATTCTGGTCTTACTGGTTTTACTATTGTTCGTAATGGTCCTGTTTTATATGTAAGAAAGAATGATAATTCTAATTTTTCTATAGATGGTAGTGATACACAAGGCGATACAAAGATGACAATAATAAAAGATTCAGTACAAAGATTTACTGATCTGCCTACTGTGTCTCCACATGGTTATGTAGTTGAAGTCAAAGGAGATGAAGATACTAATTTTGATAATTACTATGTAAAGTTTGTTGGCAATAATACTACAACTGATGGGGTGGTAGAGGAAGGACAATGGGAAGAAACTGTAGAAGCAGGTATTCAATTTAAGTTTGATTATGCAACAATGCCACACGTTCTTGTACGTCAAGCTGATGGTAATTTTAGATTTGCAAGAGTAGATGGTGATACTTATACATTGTCAGGAGTAACTTATACCTTACCTAAATGGGGTGAACGTACTGTTGGAGACTTAGTATCTGCACCTAACCCTTCTTTCATTGATAATAAAATAAATAATGTATTTTTCTTTAGAAATAGACTTGGATTTTTAGCAGGTGATAATGTAATTCTTTCAAGAGTATCAGAGTTTTTTAACTTCTTCCCAGAAACAGTTATATCTGTTTTAGATAGTGAACCTATAGACGTAGCTGCTTCTCATACGAAAGTTGCAATTCTAAAAAGTGCGGTAACTATGGGAGAAAGATTAATATTATTTTCTGAACAAACGCAGTTTGTATTAACAGCGTCAGCCGATAACCTTACTCCTAAAACAGCTAACGTGATAGTAGCAACTGAATTTGAAAGTAGTGCTGCTGCACAACCTGTAGGTTCTGGTAGTTCTATTTATTTTTTAACTGAAAAAGGTTCTTTTGCAGGTATTAGAGAATATATTATTCAAGGAGAATCACAGATAAGAGATGCAGCAAACGTCACCATTCATGTACCAAGACTTATACCAACTAATGTTTTTAAGATGGCAGTATCTACTAACCAAGATATTCTTGTGGTTTTAGGTTCAGACAATCCTAATAAATTGTATGTGTATAGATGGTTATATGGAGGAGATGGACAAAAAGCTTTAAGTGCCTGGTTTACATATACTATCAATACAAACAGGTCTATCTTGAATGTTGATTTTATTGGTACAGATTTGTTTGCTGTTATAGAAGAAGCTAATAAAGTAACCCTTGAAAAAATACCATTTGAAACTGAGTTTAGAGAACCTAATGCTAGTTTTGAATATCATCTTGACCATAAGGTAACTGAAGCAACAACAGGAGTATCAGTTTCTTATAGCTCTGGTACTGGTCTAACTACTTTTACAGTTCCATATAGACTTAGAGCAAACATGAATATTGTCGGTAGATACTTAGGTACAGGAGAGACAAGCACATTTGTAGATGCTCAAGGCAATACAAAAACTCTTGTATCAGGGCAAGTACTTTCGACTACAAATCTTACAAATGGTTCTACTTCTACAATTACAGCAACAGGAGATTTTAGAAATAGTAAGTTTATTATTGGAGAACCTTTTGAAATGCACTATAGATTTAGCAAACAAAGACTAACAGAACAAGGTGCAGGTTCTCCTGAGTATGTAGGTGGTAGATTACAAATACATCATTTTTACATTAAATATGAAGATGCAGGGTTTTTTAAAGTAGAAGTAACACCTGAGAATAGAGATACTTCAATTCATAAATTTACTGGTCGTTTGCTTGGTTCTGCTTCTGCTTCTATTGGACAGATAAATTTAGATACAGGCACGTTCAAAGTACCGATAATGAGTAAGTCTGACAGAGTGGATATAGATATAAAGAACAATACATTTCTTCCTACACGTTTAGCTAGTGCAGAATTTGAAGGAGTATTCCATATAAGGAGTAGAAGAATATAATGGGATATTTAAGAAAATCAAACCTTAAAGATTTTAAATATGTAGTAGAAAACATGAGAGTCATGGATAAGATTGAAGCTCTGTATCAAACAGGTATGAGTCCAGAAGATGCTCTTAGTCTTACTTTCTTAGGTAGTAAGACTAATATGACTATTGCTGATGATGATGGACAACCTATAGGTTTATGTGGGGTACAGAAAGATGGTTGTATATGGTGCGTTGCTACAGATGATTTGTTTGATAATAAAAAATATAGAATACAATTAATACGACAAGGCAGAAAATGGGTTGATAATCTACTTGAGTCTTATAAAATACTTTATAATTATGTATATGCAGAAAACACTTCTGCTATAAAATGGTTAAAAGCTCTTGGGTTTACATTTGTAAAGCTACATGAGAGTTATGGTTATCAAAAAAAACCTTTCTACGAATTTCTGAGGATTGCCTAGATGTGTGTTGGTGCTGCATTATTAGGAGCAGGTACAACTGCTGCAACAGCATTTAATATAGGCTTGGGTCTTACTGTAGCCAATGCTTTTGTAGGTAGGGCTGCTGCTCAAAGTGCAGCTAATCAAACTTATAATCAGGCATTACTAGCAAATCAATCGGCAGAAAGAGATAAAAGATTACAACAACAAGCACTAGCAGAACAAAAACAAGCTAAAGAAAAAGCAGAAGCACAAAATATATTTGCAAGAAATATTGAAGCTTTACAAACTAATAGGGCTATAATTGCATCAGAACGTGCAGGTACAACTATAGGATTATTATTAATGGATAATGAAAGACAAGCTGCTAATTACAGAGAATCAATAAATCAATCATTAGAATCATTTAGAAGGCAATACGATAGAAATATTCTTCAAACAGAAGCACAGTTTGAAAATAGAAGAAATGATTTACAAACTAATATTAACCAAGCATATAATCAAATACCTACTCTTGGACAGACTTTATTAAATATAGGCACAGGTGCTTTAAATCAGTTTGCCTTACTTAGTTAATTATGAGTAGCAGTTTTCAATCTACCGCAGCAACAAATATTTACGATAGTCCTGTAAATACTTTTGTTCAACCTGTAAGGGTTTTACCTAAGACAAGTATTATGGATTTGGCAGAAACTTTAGCTTCTGTAAATGAAAATCTAAGACCTTTTTTAAATCAATCAATAACAAAAGGTGTAGAGAAAGAAAAGAGAAGAGCTACTAAAGATAGGATTTTTGCTGAAATAAATGGTGGAGAGGTTGCAAAACTATCTAATGACATAAGAAAAAAAGATGGAAATGATGCAGCAAGAAAAATTATTGGTGGTAGTAGAGTATATAGACAACAATATGAAAAAGCAGGGGTGCAACTAGAAGCACTTAAATTTAAAGGTAATTTTGAAAATGCTTATGATGCTGCAAGAATAGATACAGGTAAAGTAGATAGCAATGGACAACCTATATTTAAGTTTTTAAGAGAGTTTTCTAGCGACTCAGATGAATTTAAGAAT